ATAGTACCTTACCAGCATAATAAAGATAACCCATTTATGGAGTTATACTTCCATTATGATTTGGGCAAACGTAATTTCTTATCACCGGTAACTTTCGGAGAACCCGATCCTGTACTCGAATTTGCAGAACAATTAAAATCTTCAGGTAACTCTGACGACTGGAAATTGGGAAAGAAGCTCGAACCTAAAATGCGTACATACCTACCGGTATTAGTTCGTGGAAAGGAATCAGAAGGTGTTAAAATGTGGGGATTTGGAAAGCAAGTCTACCAGGAATTATTAACATTTATTGCTGACCCTGACTATGGTGACATTACAGATCCTACATCAGGTCGTGACTTAGTTATCACTTATACTCCTCCAGAAGGAAGCGAGCGATACCCAAAAACAACTATCATGGTTAAGCCTAATGTTACACCTGCAACTGAAGATAAGAATGTTGCTGAAATGGTAATGAACGGTCAAACTGATATCTTTGACATCTACAAGAAGTGTACGTATGATGACTTAAAAGCTGCTCTAGCAACTTGGCTTAATGGTGGCGAAGAAGGTGAAGCTCCGGCTGCAACAGGAAAATCTGAAAGTCCTTTCAAGGATACATCAGCAGATGCTCCAGCAAGTGTCAAAAAGACTGACAATATCTCAGCTGCATTTGATGACCTATTTAGCTAAGATCTGAATGTCTAAAGCTAAAAGAACAGATGATTTGGCTAATACATTAGCTGACTCATTAAATAAAAAGTTTAAGTCTTTCAAGGTTGCGTATTTCTTAGATGGTTCGGAGGAAACTCCAACTGACTTAGAAGAATGGATTAGCACAGGTTCAAGTATATTGGACCTTGCTATTTCCAATCGCAAAAATGGAGGCTTACCTGTAGGTCGAATAACAGAATTGACGGGCTTAGAAGCTAGTGGGAAATCCCTGCTAGCTGCCCATCTTCTGGCCAACACCCAAAAACAAGGTGGACTGGCAGTTTATATTGATACTGAAAATGCAATGAATGAAGATTTTGCAAAGTGTATTGGTATTGACGTTTCTAAAATGTTGTATATCCAATTGGAAACAGTTGAAGATATCTTTGAAGTTATCGAAAACATTATTACTAAAGTAAGAGAATCTGACAAAGACCGATTGGTTTCTATTGTTGTTGATTCAGTAGCTGCTGCCACCACCAAAGTGGAACAGGCTGACGATTTCGACCAGACAGGTTGGGCAACTCAAAAAGCTATCATTCTTTCAAAAGCAATGAGAAAGATAACTCAGATGATTGGTCGCCAAAGAATATGTTTAATATTCACAAATCAGCTAAGGGTTAAGCTTGGTGCTATGTTTGGAGATCCATACACTACATCAGGTGGTAAGGCCATTGGCTTTCATGCAAGTTGTAGACTAAGACTAAAAGCTGCGGGACAGATTAAAGTTAAAGTCAATGGTAAAGACCAAGTCATTGGTATAAAAACTAAAGCTCAGGTAGTCAAAAACAGAATGGGACCACCACTCCGAACAGCAGAATTTAATATTCTATTTGATAGTGGTATTGATGATTATGGGTCTTGGCTACAAATGATGAAAGATGCAAAACTAGTATCACAGGCCGGAGCTTGGTATACCTATACTGACGAATTAACTGGAGAGATTATTAAATTTCAATCTAAAGAGTTCGAGACTAAGGTATTAAATGACCCTGAACGTAAAGACAGACTATATAATCAAATTTGTGATTCTATGATTATGGATTACAAGACTGATGCTATAGGTATTGATGACATCGAAATAGGCAATGACGATGTCCCACAAGGTTAAATATCTTGACATCCTAGCCAATCTAAAGGAGGATTCCACCCCACGGGGACTTAACGACCGTGTGTTGTTGATAGATGGACTTAATACGTTTATCAGATCATACACATGTAATCCAGCAACTAACGAAGATGGAATACATATCGGTGGTATAACTGGATTCCTCCTTTCTATTGGATATGCTATAAGACATATCAAGCCAACTAGAGTTATAATTTGTTTTGATGGTAAAGGTGGATCTGCTAGACGTAAAAAGCTATTTCCAAACTACAAAGCCCAAAGAACAGTTAATAATCGCTTGACCCGAATAAATTCTAATTCGAGTGTTGAAGACGAACGCATTTCTATGGGCCAACAAATACATAGGCTAACTGAGTATCTAGAGCATCTCCCTGTGACTGTGATGGCTACTGAAAAAATAGAAGCTGATGATGCCATAGCATATATTGCAAAACAAGTTCTACCTGAAAGTCAACACTTTATCATGTCTACGGATACGGACTTCCTACAACTTATAAATGATAAGATAGCAGTTTGGTCCCCAACAGCAAAAAAGTTTTATTTCAAGGAAGATATGAAAGATCGGTTCAAGCTAAGGCCTGAGAACTATATTCTATATAAGTCTCTGACTGGCGATAAGTCCGACAACATACCAGGCATTAAAGGCCTTGGACAAAAAACTTTAGAAAAACGACTCCCAATGTTATTCGGTGAGTCTATTGTTTCAATGGATGATGTGATAGAAGATGCTAAGCAAAGAAAAGACGAAGCTAAAGTGCTGGACACTATAGCAACTTCTGAAAAGCTTTTAGATCTGAATTTCCAATTGATGCAATTACACGAAGTTGATATATCTGGAGTGGCTAAAGAATCCATTCGAAATATCGTAACCCAACCAACAGCTCGTTTGGCTCCATCCGAATTTCTAAAATACTTGCAAGACGATAGGATGAGAATAGTTAACAACCCTGAGTTTTGGCTTCGGGATTCGTTTATCTATCTTGACACTATGGCAGGTTTAAAATTATAAGGAATATATGACTGATAGAATTTCCGATTGGGGCTACAACTTTCAAATAAAGTTGATCTCATCACTTTTTACTGACCGCCTGTTTCTACAACAAATTTCAGACATCCTTGATGTTAAGTTTTTCGAGTCAGAGGCAAATCAGTTTATAATAGGTGTAGTAATGGACTACTTCCAAGAGTATAAAGATGCTCCGACAATGGAAGTAATGAAAGTCCAGTTGGGGGAAATAGAAAATGCTTTATTGGTTGAAACTATTAAAACCCACCTGAAGGATATCTACAAGCAATTCGAGGCAACTGACCTAGAATTTGTTAAGACTAAAACCTTAGACTTTTGCAAAAATCAAGCCCTAAAAAAAGCTATCGTTGAATCTGTAGATCTACTTCAACATGGTGAGTTTGATGCTATCAAAGTTAAGATTGATGATGCCATGAAAGCAGGGGTAGAAAAAAACCTTGGTCATGATTATAATACCGAAATAGCTTTGCGATATGAAGAGTCCGTAAGAAATACCGTTACAACTGGTTGGAGTGTTATTGATGATCTAGCCGACGGAGGTTTAGGTAGTGGAGAGCTAGGTGTTATAGTAGCACCAGCTGGTATTGGAAAATCTTGGGCCCTAGTTAATATAGGAGCAAATGCTGTTAAAGCGGGCCTTAGTGTAGTCCACTATACTTTAGAGTTAAATGAGCATTATGTTGGTCTACGATATGATTCAGTATTTACCGGGATAGCCGCTCAAGACCTACGTTATCATCAGGAAAAGGTTGCCAAGATGGTTGGAGAATTACCTGGCCAATTAACAATTAAGTACTACCCAACCAAAGGTGCTGGAGTTAACGCTTTAGGTGCTCACTTAGAAAGATGCAGAATTAATGATAAAAAACCAGATTTAATAATAGTAGACTATGCAGACCTTTTAAAGGGCCAGGGTAAAGAGAAAAGATTCGAAATAGGAAACATTTATGAAGACCTTAGAGGAATGGCTGGAGAATATCAAATACCAATATGGACGGCATCTCAAGCAAATAGATCTGCCCTACAGGAAGACGTAATCCAAGCAGATAAAATTGCCGAGGATTATTCAAAGATTATGACTGCCGATTTTGTTGCATCCCTATCCCGTAAAATCGAAGATAAGGTTGCTGGAACAGGAAGATGGCACGTCATTAAAAATAGGTTTGGACCAGACGGAATAACCCTACCAAGTAAAATAAATGCTTCGAATGGTAAAATAGAAATCTTCGAAGCCAACACATTACAGGGTCAAGAAACCCAACAACAAATAAATGGCAGTAGTGAATTCATGAGAAAAATGTTAGCTCAAAAATTTAATGAATTAAACGAGTCAGATACAAAGTAATATACGTATATGTAGATAATTATTACTACATCGTTTTTAATAAAGGAATATAGTTTATGAATATATCTAATAAGATACTGTCTGATCTGACAGTGCATATGAAATATGCAAAATACAACCCAGACGAAAGCAGAAGGGAAACTTGGGAGGAACTGGTAGATCGCAACATAGCGATGCATATTAAAAAGTTCCCCGACCTGACTGATGAGATCCGTGAATGCTACAAACTTGTATATGCAAAAAAAATATTGCCATCAATGAGAAGCTTACAATTCGGGGGTCGACCAATAGAAATTTCCC